CAACTTCTGAGGATCACTGATGTCAGGCAACTGCATCCAAGACTCAACCATATCTCCAGAATCAACATCAATGATCTGAGTAAATACGATATGATCCTTCACTGGCTGCAATAGTACCAATCCATTCTCATGGAGTATTGGCTCAACTGTCTCAAGCAATGCATTGATATCAGCATAAGTCTTTTTAAAATGTGGATTCGTTGCATTCTTAGCAACCTTTCCAATGTTCATCTTGGCCATGTGGAGCTTTGACCACAGTGACCTGTTAAATGGTTTGTTTTCCATATCTGTTTGTTTTATATTTTACAAATGTAATATAATTATTTTAACTAAACAAGAATATTAAAATAAAAATAATTGAATATACCACCATCTCGGTTGAATTACTGTACCAATCAAGGCATCATCTGCATGATCTTGGCCATCCCAAATAATCTGAATTACCTTGTATAGTTCAACTCCACCAAATTTATTGAGCTTAATTACTTCACCAACAAAATAACAATCACCATCTTCTACATCTTTAATCTTATCTCCTACTCTTACCATGATAAATTGTTATACCATTCAATGAATGAGTCAAAATTTCTTGCAATAAAATAAACTCCTCCAGCCTTCTCAATCATTTCTTGATATTGCTTCTGAACATCTGACTGAACATCACGTCCATACTTCACCTCAATCTTAACTGACCTACCTTTGATAGTTGCTGAGATGTCAGCAGTTCCTTTGGTACCTTGTCCTGGAGTCCACTTACCAGCAAGTTGCTTATATGAATCACCAACTGGAATCTTCTTACCTTCCCTGTACTGACCTTGATTGGATATCCTTTCAGCTTGTCCACCATTGGCATTGATCCAGAATATTATGCATTTAGTCAGACCATTGGCTGAGGTATCTTTCCAGTCAGTCAGAGGAATAAATCTCTCGTCCATGGATGGATACTTGCCTTTCAATGATTCAAGCTCCAGAGCTTTGAGTTTATCCTTGTTTATCTTGTTCATAAGTCTCGTTGTAGTATTGTTCAAATCCATATTGACTATTATAAGCATCAGCTAAATATGCTTTTCTTATCTGCTCCTTCTCCATTGCTTTGGCTTGTTCAACCATTGCTGGAGTTAATGTTAATTTTTCAATGTATTGCTCAATCAACCACTCTATTGCTGTCTGTTTCATAACTGGCTATTTATCATATTAATAAGTAATTCCTTCAATGAATAATATTCTTTCATTTTATCAATATCTTCTCTTTCTGTGATAGTTCCAAACCCTCCTTTAAAACTATTAGTGAATGATAGAATGGTAAAATGCCCACTATACTTGAGCACAGCAATTGTGCAGATGGTTGACATCAAGTCGTTAATGTTCATCTGTTTAATTTGTTCTGTTGTCATTGTTTTTCAATTTTAGTTATCCAATTAATTACTGTTCTTCTACTCACCTGAAGTATTTCAGATGCTGTTGTTCTATTCAAGTCAGGATCCGATTGATACATTGCCATAAACTGATCAAATTTACTTGCTCCATTGGTTGCCAATTTTCTTAAATCAGCTTTTTCTTGAGCATCCTTCTTAACAAGTTTACTCATATTAACAAAATAATCACTTAATTTTTCAGCTCTCAACATTGCCTCCTTGCAAATTTGAAGAGCATTTACATCATCATGTTCTGAGCTCATTAAGATATTAATCATCATTGCAAATCTTGGAATGTAGCTCTTTTGTTTTGGCAGCATTGATTTCATATATTCATTCTCTTCATCTGAGTTTTGCATGTCAGATATCTTATCATGAATTCTAATCCATTCGTCATTTGCCTCATGTGAGAATCTTGATATTTGAGGAGTTATTTCACCTTTCTCATCAATTCTAAAAAAGTTTTTAGCCAATGATTCTTTCAATCTAATAAGAAAATTTTCATACCAAGATAGTATATCTCTATCCATTACATTAGTATTATACTTGTCAACATGCAACTCAGGATATGATATCAATATTCTATCAATGAATCCATTCTCTTTATTTGCTCCAGTTGCGAATTGCTCAAAGATATCTGGTTGAATACCTCCAATGACAGGAATGAATGGCTTATCAACAAATGCACTCTTTGATGTTTTACGATTCAATGAAATGCTCTGACCATTCCAAGATGATAGCCAAAATTCCAAATCTGATCCAGCTCTGTACTTATTCATATCTTTAAACCAGCCAGCCAGTTCATCCTTGAATACTCCAATGCAATTAGGATTTGTCTCATGCAAATCAATCAATGCTTCAAGAGTAATATCACCAACTATAAATTGTTCAGATCTTGGTTTTTTTATCTCCTCAGCAAATTTCTTTGATTCCTTGTCAAGCTTTTCATACTCTATATACTTGGCATATTCTTTCTGAAATTCCTTTTGCTTTCTGATATTCAGTTTTTGCAACGGAAAGATAATCTGATTAAGTGATGGAGTCTTACCAATCCCTGGCTTTCCAACTACTGCAATCCATAATGTTGCTGTCTCTCTCCATCCTGGTTTAATCTCAACTATAAATGAATTGCCAATGCACACTGATAAAGACCATAAAAATGCACATCCCATATAATCAATCGATAATCCAAGAGTCTGAGAGCTTTGAATGATATAATGTTGAATATCTTCACTAAATATTTCAATTGGAAATTTAACTCTATCAATATTAATCTTAGCTTCAATTGGTTGGATGTTTAATTTCTTAGCAACTCTTGCACCAAATCCTTCAGAATAAATAGCCTTTGCAGCGGAACTAAAATCACCATGATGATACTTGTAAGTATATGCAATGAATGGTGTTATCAATTGCTCATGAGGATATATAGATCCAGTTGAAAAAAGATACATACAGCCACTATTGTTATAGACATAACCAGAATGAGGAGATGTGCCACCATGTCTCTTAATTATATCCTTATCATTAGTTTTTGAAACAATACTAAAATCATCTGATATAATATCCCATATAGATGTCCTTTGATTATAGTCTTCCCATGGACTTAATGTTGATTCATATTGTTCTTTTACTTCTTCTTTAATTGGCTCATCTCCAGTATAATTATACATCTTACATATTGTCCATAATATATCTTTGTCTTTGTCAGATATATATTGAACATCAAGATAAGTTAGTAAATTAATATTATTATTGTAAACCACACAATAACCACCAGCTCCTCTTGATTCAATTACTGCCTCTGTATGATCCTTTAATCTTGCAATTTTACTATTTGATTGGACATCCTTGGTCTTATAAAGAATATGATATCCTTGATTGACTGTCTTGTATATTGTAAACTTGTAATCAAAGTCATCAATGTTATCTCTGAGTAACTGGAGGAATTCATTCCAAAAATCGTTCTGCTCTTTTAATGTAGCAAATACTTTTAAATCAACATCAATGCATTCAATATCATTATATCCTGTTAAAAAACCAACATAGTGAGCTTTTTGAGATTTATACTTTTCTTCAAACTCTTCCTTTGTAAATGCTTTTTGTTGGCATTGTTTCCAAGATCCTATTGGAATTTTTTTATCATCTGATACGATAAGAGAATAACCTAAATCAATAAGTTTCTTTGCATAAGTTAATGGGATTAGCATAGTATTAAATATAAAATTGCCCCACCAAATCCACAGGATCTCACTACTGTTTCATTGATGAGGCAAAAAATATCTTTGTTAGTTTGTGAGATCATTTTGCAAATATATAATTTTTTTTCTAATTGATTTATTTTTTTATTTTAATTGTTACTGTGAAATTTCACACCTATTTTCACACCTAATTTCACACCTAATTTCACACCATTTTTATAGCTGCAATAAGGGTTTCAGAGGCTTACTGTGAAAATTTCACACTTTGAAAAAAAAATAGTTTTATTTATATTTTATTTTTTGATTTTTATAGGTGTGAATCAATTTCACAGTTCACACTTTCACACCTTGCCATACCATCCAGCCATAATCTTATCCTTTATCAGCTTCAATGCTGTGGTATTATGGCAATTCATAACATCTTGAAAGATAGAATCTTGTGGTATCTCAATTGAAGGATTTAATAACTCATCACATCTGTTAATATACCTCATATACACTTTGTCTCGTTTGAAATATGCGTCATGGATTTTCAGAGCATTGATCACAGTTGCATGATTACGATTGAATAACTTACCAATTTTAGTGAGATGCCATCCTTGCTCTCTGAGTATTGAATAAAAATAAGCTCTCTGATAAACCTTGTCTCTATCTCTTGACTTGGATGCCAGATCATATGTCTGAATCATCTCTTTTATTTTTTCAATTATTTCCATTTAAATAGTATTTATTATGTGAATCTTTATTAACCTGGTATCCTAATGCTTTAAATAAATCAAAGTATCGGTAGACTGTTCTATCTGAAACATTAAGATATCTTGCCATTGCCTGAATATGCCTTGATTTCTCTTGCATCAATTGCATCAACTTGATGCATCTATACATTTTTTTTTGATTGATATTCATGGTATCTTTCTATTGCTCCTGTTAAATCTTCTGAATCTTGGCTATCTGCCCATGCCTCATCAATCCAGTCATTGTCTTTCTCTACCTTATAACCATTCTCAATATACCACTCAAGAGTATCTGGATTTTCATCTGGATAATCAAAGTCTTGTAAGCATCCATTATTGTCAAGATAGCAACGCCACCAGAATCCACCTTCTGGCTCAACAGAATCCTCAAGCCATACCTTGTATTTTGGTAGTTTTGATTTGTCTTCAAAGATATTGACAATGATATCAATGGCAATGCCTAACTCTTTTGGAGTTGTTTGCTCAATCAACGCACCTCTTCTCCATTGGTTGTGCGTTTTTAAAATTTGAATTGCTTGTTTTAAGTTCATGGCTTTTCTGTTTTTTGTTTCTCAACTTTAATTATTAGCTCTGGCCACATATCCATCCTCCTGATTGCATCCTCTGGACTGTTGGCTTGAATTGTTCTCTCTTGGATAATCCACTTGACATCCTTGACTTTGTAGGTTACTTTGAAATTCTGCATCTCTTTTTGCTCTTAAAAAATTATTAAATAAATCAGTATTGAATCTTCCTGACTTCCTTGTCCACCAGTATTCGTAATAGGCTGTACTCATAATGTTGCTGCTAAAATGGTTAATACTAACATCACTGGGATGAGGATTAAGCAGATCAAGGCATCTTGCTGTTCTGCATTGGCTGGTAAAAATCTTTTCATATCTGTTTTTGTTAATTGATTATGAAACAAAGTTAATATCTTTTTTCATATCTGAAATGATTTTAACATTTTTTAACAATTACAAGAATAAAAAAAGCCACTGAAATTAATCAATGGCCTTTTGCGCGTTAACCTAAAACAGATATGGTAAGCAAATATAAGTATTATTTTCTTTTAAGCAAAAATTTTGCAATCTTTCCAAGTAGTCCTGATTGCTCATTAACATCAACCTTAACCTCACCTTTATCAATGCTTACGTCAACTGGCTCAGAATCGATTTTAACGCTGTTATTTCCCTCTTCTCTATGAATATCAACGTCTATCTTCGGTGTATCAACTTGAACGTCTGTAACGCCATCTTTTCGCGTTATCTTAACATCCACTTTTTTTGTGTCAATATTGATATTTAAATTCTTTTTTGGTCTTCCTGGCTTCTTCATTATGCTTCATTTGTTGTTACTATTCCTTTGGCCTCAAGATGCACCACTCTGACATTGGCTGGCTGTGCAATCTTCCATGCTGTCCTTCTTGCTTGACTAAGTCTTGACTTCTCAATGCGAGATATGCTAACTGAATTATTTTGGTTGCCACCAAGCACATGGTAATGAGTCTTATCTTCGCCAACATAGATCCCAACATGACCTCCTCCATTCCTGGTGAATGTTAATACATCACCAAGCATTGGCACTTGAGCAACATTACCATATTTATTCCAGTTCAATGCCCACAATGGAGCCTTCACCACATCAAGACCAGCAGCATGACAGCAATAAGCAACAAATAAACCACACCAAGGAATCTCATCATTGGTATATACTGATTTAAGTCCAAGAGCTTCTGCCCATTCTAAGATTTTTTTATTGTGTTGCTTACCAACAATCTCCTTAGTACCAATATGCTTAACAGCCTCAACCAATATCTTTGGTCCTGTCTCTTTTTTTAGCCAATCGTAGCTCATTTTTTTATAAAATATTTGTAATGAAAATAAGCTGCCCAGCAAAAGATCATGGCAAAGCTTACATGTATTAATACAGATGCATTATTTGAGCAAGTCAAGGCATCATACAGTGATCCTGACGCACCTAATGAGAGAGCCACCCTTACGAATCCACGCTCCAGATAACTAAGCTTCTGAATAGTTCCATTTTCTTGATACACAAAATACAAGAAAAACACCAGACTTATTGCAATGATTAAGTCCGATATATTATTGATTATCTTTATTGCTTCCATTTTTCTCAGCCTTTTGAATTAAATAATCACTTATAAACTCAACACCTTTTACGCCTAAGAATCCAAGGATAAAAGCCACACTCATCTCATATTTATCCGACAATCTTATGATATCAATTATTATAGGAGTTATGTAGTTAGCACTTGCCACCCCTGTAATGATAGCAAAGAATGTAGTCTTAAGATTGCTCTTTTGCTTCTTGCCTATCAATATCAATGAACCAAAGAAACCAGCCACGCTAATTCCTATGTTAAACCCTACCTCTTGTAATAATTGCTTCATATCTATTATGCTAATATGTTTTAGTTAGCGTGAAGATGTCAGAATAAATTGAGTTATTTGCATTTGTTGAACTGAACTGAGCAGTGATATTCAATGTGTTACTAATAGTTGTATCAAAGGTAGTTGAATTAATTGTATTCCATGCGAATCCTTGTTGAGTTCCTGAAGCCTTTTTCAAGATATGGAATTGTGCTAATGATACAATGGATGCAGTCCCAGTTCCACCAATGGCTCTCACTGTGAATGTAACTGACAATACCCATACTTGATTAGCAATCTGTGGCAATGTCAATGCTCCAGAATCACCTAAATCAACAGCTCCAGCCTTTAATCTGATTCTGATTGTGTCATTGTTATGAGCACTCATCACTCCTCCCATCTCAACTCTGAATGAATCACCAACTGAGAATCCATTTTCTGGAACAGTTAATGAACCAACACCACCATCAATCAATGTCAATTCACTGGTTGTTGCTGTTAACACTGGACTGTTGGCAGTCTGAGCAAAGAGACCATAAGCAACAGTTGATGGAGCTCCAGGAATAGTGACTGTTGTCTTACTTCCATTATCAGCCGCTGTAACTCCAGCTCCAATAAAGTCAATGGTTGACCTTTGAGTTAGATTAGATCCTTCATTCTGTACAGTATCATAAGCCTGTGCTGTTACATTGATAGTAGTTGTTGCCATTATACGTTGATGTTGATTGTATTATTTTCTGTTGTATTTTGCGAGAAGGTATCTTCAAGAGTTCCATTAACATATACCTGATAAGTTGTGGTTAAATCACCACAATTACCAGCTGGAGGATTGCCATTCTCAAAGTCATAGTCATCATAAGGAATTGAACACCAGTCATTATAGTCATAGATTGATACATTTACTGACATTGTCCAGCCGGCTGTAACATCTGGCCCACGATTAATAAATGGTTGTGTTGCAATATCTCCATTGCTTGAATGTGATTCTTATGTCATTACAGATGCTCAAGCAATCAGAATGGATTTCATTGACTTGTCTGTACTCCTGAAGATTATACTTGTCGCAAATAGTAATGATCATGTTCACATTGACAGCTTGATCACTCATAGATCCAGGCTGTAATGTTACAACCATCAATGGATATTGTGCAGCATCTCTGGAGATAGCATCCAGGAAATCACCTTGGAAAAACTCGTTTATCTGCCTGTGCTCTGTTGCTATTATCTCCAGCTCTTTCATTAGCTGGTTTAACGTCTTTTCCATTTTTGTTGAGATATGCTTTTAATTTATCAATCTGTTTTTTGCTGAATTTCATTGTATCCAGTTTAAAGGCTTGTAACCAGTATCATCTTTCTTGACATACTCATTGCAATGATCTGAGCAC